GTTTCTTTGCATTAGTTTTAGCATTTAAAACAATATCTTGTATCTTATCTATTGGAATATCTTGTCTTTCCATTTCTTTTTTTATAGCATTTACCATATTGTTAATTTTCCAATTTTCTAACATTGGACTTGCTAATTTACCAAGAATTGTACTCATACCCACAACATACTCGTTATTATGAATATAAACGTGTTTCTCTTGATTAAATTCAATCTTCTTACCTTGCTCTGTAACTATCTGCATAACCATTCCTCTCTCTCTTTGTTAAAAATTTAAGATTATTCTCAACCAATGGTCTATAAAAATAATCTAGTTCTACATCTAAAACCTCTGATAGTTTTAAAAGATTAATTAACCTACATTCGTTAGTTCCTTTTTCATATTTTTGTAATTGTTGAAACGTAACGTCTATCTTGTTGGCTAATCTTGTTTGCGTTTTTTTACGCAAAAGTCTAAGTTTCTTTAGTTGTAATCCAACAACTTTAGAAAATATCTCTTGGTTTTCATCATCAGACAAACCCCATTTATTGACTTGGTTTTGTAAAGATGACTCAATTTCTTCAAAAGATGTATTAGTTCTTGTTGCCATAAAAGCTATACTCCTTTTTCTCACTCTCTGTCAGACGATTAAATTGATCTTTCCAACAAGTCCGACAGAGTAACGACTCATTAAAAAGAGTTTTACCCACAAACCAAGCTAATTTATCAGCTTTGGTAGTGAAGCATTTAGCACATATATAAGCTAAAATTTTATTTCTATGTGATGGTTTAGGCATTAGTTAAAAGTATATTTTGATTCTGATATTTGTAGATTTGGATATGCGTGATTTAAAAGTTCAATAACTTTTGTTTTTGATATAGTTCCAAAACCACCTATTTGATAAAGACCATTTATTCCTTTATTTTCAACAAAATTTTTTAAGTCTAATAAAGTTTTTATATCTCGATAAACTAAATGATTTTTTATTCTTGAACTTAAATCAATCTCATTAATCTTTATTTTATCTATTTCTTCTTCAGCTAATGTATTTATTTTTATCATATTCTCTCCTTTAATTCAAAATTGCGTGTTGATGGTTTAGGCATAGTTGTATTTTTTGTTAATTCTATCTAACCAATCTTGTAAATGACCAACTCTTTTATGACATTTATCACTAAAATTATCGGCACTTTCTCTAGATTCTTCACTTAATCCTGTACCTAAATTATCCCAATGTTCAGTATCTAAATCATGATAATCATTTATTATTTTTTTATAATCAATTTTTTCTTGTAAATACAAATATTGATATTTTTTATGTTTTTTAATTAAGCACACTATGACCTCTCTTTGTTAAACATTTTCTCATAATAGACTCATACTTTGTGTCCATATTTTGATTTAATGCCCAGTAAGTAATATTGCTAATAAAGTTAGTATTATCTTTAGCAAGTTTATCACAATGCTGGATATTGTTAGTTATCTCTTTTGCTTGGTCAGTATTGAAGTTAGATGATGACTTTCCTGCACTATCAATTATTGGTTTATAGCTGCACCCTTGTAATAAGCAGACAAGTATCGCACTCATAAGTATTGTTTTTTTCATATCTCCTCTCTCTATATATAATTAGCTGGATATTTTATCTGATTTAATTTCCAAGCTAGGTTTTTTTTCTTCTCTTGTAGCTTCCTCAACTTGCTTAACAGTTCCTTTTCCATAAGTATTTGTCTGTCGTATCGTTGTTGAAGCTTGGGTAATTGTTTTTCCATAACCCATCTCCTTTAGTTTTTCTCCTATCTTTGTGATAGGAGTATTTGGGTGGAACTCCACACCAAATCTCTTTTTAACATCTTCCATCAAATCAAATGATGGTGTTTTTAATATTAGTTTATCCATTAAATCCCCCTTTTGTAAAGATTTCAAGTATTCCACCAACATTATTAGTTTTTACTAATTTAGTATCACCTTTGCAAAAAGTCCAATTATTAGAACTATCTACTAAAAAATTATCTGCACCATAAGATTGAGCAATATCTCTAATTCTTTGTGCAAAATATTTATTTGATGTTACCTTTGATAAAGGCATTTTATAATTTAGTTTATCCATTTTCTCTCTCCTTTTCTAACTTTTCTTTATTTTGATTGATATAACTTTGGGCTTCTTTTTTTTTAAGAAAATAATTATCCCTACTAATCCAAGTCTTATTATTAATTGTAATCATATAATGGAATAGTCTTTTTGTTCTATGTACTTTATTTATTCCTATCATTATGCTCTCTCCTTGTTTTGTTTTTTTATTTTCATACAAAAAACATTATCAAATGGGTTGTAAAGTGCAAGAGCAAAAAACCTAGTAAAATAGCCATTTTTTACATATTATAACAACTTATATTTTAGTTTTTGACTTTTTTTAGCAAATCACTTACAAACAGAATCAGATATGAAAAAAATTATATTTATGTTAAGAGAGATTATCCCTGTTGGGATTAAGTATAAAAGTTTTCATATCAATACTTAGGTTAAAATGTGGGTGGCGGCTTCTCTCTCTCTAGTCGCCATCTACCTAAAAGAGAGGAACAGATATGAGCCAATTAGATTTATTTAGCGATTACAAAGCATATCGCAAAGAATCACCAACAAGCAAATCAGCTTGGAAAACTAAAAGAAATAAACTGACACTTAGAGAAGAAGTATTTAATTTATTATCTGAACGACCTTTTTCTAATGAACAAATAGCAGATAGTTTAGGACAACCTTTATCTTCAATATGTGCTAGAATAAACGAACTTAAAAAAATTGATTTAGTAATAGACTCAGGTAAAAGAACTAAATCTAAATATAAAAAAGATGTGATATTGTGGCAAAGAAAAGACCAACTAAAAAGCAAAGAAATATAATGGATAAAATGGCAAGATATGGTTGTGTTGCCTGTCATCAGGATAATATTTATTCAGAAGCAGAAATACATCACATTAGAAACCATACAGGACTTGGATTGAGAGATCACGATAAAATCTTACCGCTTTGTCCAGAGCATCATAGATATGGTAAAATTTCAATTCATTTAGGAAAGAAAGCTTTTATCGAAAGATATGGAACAGAAGAACAATTAGCAAAAAAAGTAAGAGAGAGGATTGAGGAGTGGGATATAATTACAAGCATTTTTTAAGGAGAGAGAATGAGTAGAAAATCAGGTTATTTCATTTGTTATCGTAACATTTGGCAACACCCTGTGTTCAAAAACTTATTACAAGCTAGTTGTTGGATATATATGATAAGTTCGGCTAGTCATCAGGATAAAAATTTAAGATTTTTAGATAATACTATATTTGTGCGTAGAGGAGAGATGATAATGCCATTAAGAGTAAATGCTAAAAGATTTAAGATGACTTATTCTGAAATGCGAACTTTCATACTAAGGCTTGTGCGTAGAGGAATGATTACCACAAGGGTCGCCCAGTTGCAGCCTACTGCCAATCACAAGAACAGAAAAGTTACTCTAATAAGCATTGTAAATTACGATAAATTTCAATATGTTGATAAGGAACAATCACATACAGACCACATATCGCAACAAGGACTAAATAACAAACTTATAGAACATACTAATATAGGGTCAAGCAAAGATAAGGTTGTTAATAGTGGGGAAAAAGTCCTGTCCGAGTGGGGTCAATATAATATTATTTTAAAAGATGGCAAAAAATATAAAAAGCATAAATGGAAAAATGAACCATTAGAAGAACTTAAATGATAGCATTACTGCGAATTTTTAAATATTGTAGAAATAGGATTATTGCATTAAAAGTAGAAAACAAGATACTTAAAACACAATTAGAATATTATAGAGCAATAGTTGAATCAATAGATAAGAGTAAGCATTAAATGGTCAAGAAAAAGTCTAAATTCCGACACATATCAATAAACAAGAAGAAATATTACTTCTTTGAGATTAAATGGATAGATATATTAGGTGATAGTGGACACGCATCAGAAAAAGAATTTATTAATATGAAACCAGCTATGATGACAACTAATGCTTATGTATTTAAAAAAGATAAAAAGTATTTATGGACATTTGCTAGTTATGATGAAGAAACTTTTAGTGATCGTAATATCTTTCCGATTGGTTGCATAAAGGAGTTAAAAAAGATAGAAATATAACACTATGAAATCGGACAAAATTATGGCTAAAGCCACAAAGAAACCACAATGTAGTGTTGGCAGACCAAAAGCAAAAGTAGATATAGAAATATTAAAAAATCTAGCTTCTATTGGTTGTCCTACTTATGAGATAGCTTCAGTAATGAATGTATCTGCAAGAACATTAAAAAGAAATTTTGCCGAAATAATAGACCAATACAGAGAGCAAGGTAAAGCTAGTTTAAGAAAAAAGATGTACGATAAAGCAGTTAAAAAAGATAATACTATGATGCAGATATTTCTTTCTAAAAACTTATTAGGTATGTCAGACAAAGTACAACAAACAAACGTAACTGAACCACTCCCACTTATCATAGAAGCACAAGCAGAAGAAATAGATGGCAAAGAAAAAGGGTAATATTTATGGACAAGTAGTTGTCTATGAAAAGAAGTTTAAAGGTACTTCCATTGGTAAAAACCCCAAGAAAGTAAATTCTATGAATAAGCATAAGAGAAAAGGCAGAAGTAGAAAACAATTAAGATACAGGGGTCAAGGTAGATGAAGAGATCAAACTTCTATCCTAATGGAGAGTTTATACCTTATCAAATGCCACAAGATTTTAGACCATCACAAGGTAGAGGTAGTTGTGGAAATTGCGGACTTTTTTCTAATAGGCATGGCTTCTGCGGACTCTATAAAACAAGAGCAGTTAAAGATACTTATGTTTGTAACAAGTGGCGACCAAGACATTTTAAAAGATAATGTGTAAATATCTAATACTGTTACTTCTCACATTCGAGGGAGAAATGATAAAAGAAAAACTTGAATTTACTAGACCAATGGACGTTTATGATTGTATGGATTATGGTGCAGATCATAGAGAGAATATAGCAACTTATAATGATGAAAAAAATGCTTGGATATTAAAAGATGGTCGTGGTACTTTTCAAGGTTTTATTTGTGAATGATGTATGATAATGACAAAATATGTCATTACATGGAAATAAAAAATTAAACAAACCTTTTAGAACACCATCTGCTTCAAAGAAGTTTGGAGTTTATGTAAAAAATAAAAGATCAGGTAGAGTTCAAATAGTTAGATTTGGTGCTAAAGGTATGCCAATCAGAAAGAATAATCCAACACGACAGAGAATGTTCTTTGCTAGATTCAGACCTATCTTGGCAAAAGTAAAAGGACAGAAAACATTAAGTCCAGCTTATTGGGCTATCCAATCTTGGAAAAAAGGATTTAAAATTTAGATGAACTTAGAAATATTAAAAAAGAATATTGTAATAGTGCCTGTGATTATAGCAATCTTATCAGGAACAATAGCATCTGTAAGATATGTATTAAACTTAACAAATACAATTAATGCAAGTAAGCAAGAACTCGTTGATTTAAGGAGAGACTTAAATGTTGAACGAGATAGAATAAATAAAGCACAAGGAGATATATCTAACATTAATGGAACTATAAATATGAGTAGAGAAATTATAGAAATGTTAGGTTCACAATTAAACGAGTTAAGCTGGGACGTAAAAGACCTATCAAGGTAATTATGGAGTATGACAATGAATTATTATTTTACAGGAATATTGATTATACTAATGGTGTTATTAACCTTATTTGTCACTCCAGCATATCCTAGAAACGAATATTTAAATAATGGTAGTAATGAATGTCGTTATGGAGATATTGATTTAAGTATATCCAAAAGAGAAAGCGACCACGATTATAGAACTTATGATACCAGCGATTATGATAATAATAGTCAAGAATTAAGATTAACTTTTAGAAAATATTTAGGCATATCTAAAAAACATTGTGATAGACAAAATGAAGTACAAACAGAGAACGAGATATTAAAACAACAAATTGAATTATATAAGGTTTGTAAGAGTATTAATACCAAACAAGATTTAGAACAGTTTAGAGAATTAATAGCTTATTGTTCTGGTATAAAAAAAATTGATAGAACAGATAGAAATAATCCTTATAAAGATATAATAAAGAAATTAGACAAATATGAAAATTAACGAAGAAACTAAAATAAGCACAGACATCAAAAGCATAGGTTTAATTATATTTGCTGTGGCCATATCTGTATGGGCATATAGTGAAATTACGACTCGGATTACTACTTTAGAAACATCTGAAAAATTAATGCAGCAAGATTTATTAGAAGCTAGTACACAGAAACCAATAGACCAAGAGCAATTTATGTTGATAGAGCATTTATCCTCACAAGTAGAAAAATTAACAATTAGAGTTGATGATATGATGCACAATAAAGTTATGATTAATTCTATTGATAAAGATTTAGAAAAAGCCCTGAATGATATAGAAAAATTAAAAGATAGTGTTAGAACTAATATAGGCAAATTAAATGGAGATCACTAATGGAAGTTGTGGTTGCATTACTTATGATTGTGAATAACGAAATTTCTGAAGCCAGAATACAATCGTCTATTTCAGAATGTCTTAAAGGCAAAAGAGTAGCGATGCGTCAAATTAAAGTTAATTCAAATGTAATTTATTCTTGTGTTCGTACAAAAGCAGAATTAGAAGATAATATAGATGGCAGCAAATCAATTAAAAAATTAATATTAGAATGAGTTATTTCTTAACAATAATTATGTGTAGTGCAGTAGCCAATCAATGTTTAACACCTTTTATGATTAACAAACATTATAAAGATGGCTATGATTGTATGATAGATGGATATAAAATTTCACATGAAAAAATTGTTGAAATTGGTAGAGAAGAAATTAATAAAAGCAAAATTTATATAAAATTCGGTTGTAATGAAGATAACTCTAACAAAACCCCAACATCTTATATCATTATCAGATAAAAGATTTAGAGTCTTAATATCAGGTAGAAGATTTGGTAAAACATATCTAGCTGTAACAGAGATGATGAAATATGCATCGCAACCTAATCGTAAAATCTGGTATGTAGCACCCACATTTAAAATGGCTAAAGAGATTGTCTGGGGTACTCTTAAAGAAATGCTTAATCAATTTAATTGGATTGAGGATATTAACGAAACTACAATGACTATAACTATTAGAAAAACAAATAGCCAAATATCATTAAAGGGTGCAGATAATTATGACTCATTAAGAGGTACAGGATTAGACTTTTTAATATTAGATGAATTTGCAGATATAGATAAACGAACTTGGTTTGAAGTATTAAGAGCATCAATATCAGATAGATTGGGTCATGTGCTTATGTGTGGAACTCCAAAAGGTTATGGTAATTGGAGTTATGAAATGTATTTAAAAGGTAAGCAAGATGATGATTG